GTGCTGGAGGGCGGTTGCGCGCAAGAAGATTTCTTCTCTGAGGCTCATCGCCTTGTTTTTCAGCGCATGGTGGACCTCGCAGAGACCGGGCACAAGATCGACCTCGTGACACTGAGCGAAGAACTTTCCCGAGACGGACTCATGGAGAAAGCTGGCGGTGCGGCGTATCTTGCGGCTCTGACGGACGGGGTTCCCATTGGAACCTCGATCGCGGTGTCAGAATACTGCCGGATCGTGAGGGAGAAGGCCACGATCCGCCGGGTCATCAACATCTCCAGCAACACGGTGGCCAGGGCGCTCGAGGGCGTGGAGGATGCCACGCAGCTTGTCGAGCTGGCGCAGTCTCAACTCTACGACATCGTCGAGCAGCGCATCGCATCGCGCTTCGTGAGCGTGGGTGAAGCTGTCCGCGGAAGTTTCGGCACGATTGATGGGCTCATGGAAGGCGGGCCCAAAGGCGACGGAGTGGAGACCGGCTTCTGTGATCTGGACGCCATGATCGGCTGCCTGCACAACAGCGACTTGATCGTTCTCGCCGCCAGGCCGTCGATGGGAAAGACCGCGCTTTCCTTGAACATCGCGGCGCATGCGTCTGTTCAGGAGAGAAAGGGCGTAGGGATTTTCTCCCTTGAGATGGGAGTCTCGCCGTTGCTAATCCGGCTCTTGTGCGCTGAGGGCGAAGTCAATTCTCACAAGCTGCGAAGTGGATTCGCCGCTAAAGAAGATTGGAAAAAGCTCGTCAGCGCTCTTGGAAGACTGGACAACGCTCCGCTCTACATCGACGATTCGCCAACGCTGAGTATCCCCGAGATGCGGGCCAAAGCGCGGAGGCTCAAAAACGAGAAGAAGATATGTCTTGTCATCGTGGACTATCTCCAACTCATGAAGGGACAGGGCGAGAACCGTACTCAGGAAATCTCGTCTATCTCGCGCGGACTGAAAGCGATGGCCAAGGAGCTTCAGCTTCCGGTACTGGCTCTCTCGCAGCTTAACCGGGCCCCGGAGATGCGGCGCGGACCGAAACCTCAATTGTCTGACCTTCGGGAGAGCGGGGCAATCGAACAAGACGCCGACGTGGTGATATTCCTGTTCCGGTATCCGAAGAAAGTCAAGGGAACTGAAGACGGTGATGACGATGCTGAGGGTTACGGAGGCATCTTGACTGCGGTCAGCATCGCCAAACAGCGCAACGGGCCGACCGGAGAGGCCGAGCTGGTTTTCCTCAGCGCGTTCACGAAGTTCGTCAACAAGGCGCAACAGTATTTGGAACCTGACACGAAGGCCATGGCCGCCAACGATCCATCGTAGCAAGGCGGCCTGGCGAGGAGAGAAACATGGCGAAAGACAAACAGGAAAGCGACAGACTGCCGGGGATGGAAGATGCAGAGATCGAAGAACTGGAAAACCTGGCAAAGCAGTATGCGAGAATCAGGGACAAGAGACAGGCGCTCACCACGCAGGAGGTTGACCTGAAGGATTTGCTTCTGAAGGCCATGAAGAAGAACAAGAAAACCGAATACTCTCATGGCAAAGTTACCATCAAGATCGTGGCGGAAGAGGAGACGGTGAAGGTGAGGATCGCCAAGGATGGTGAAGAGGGTGATTGAGCTTGTGGGGCCGCTGTCCACCAACTGGGGCAGGTGGAGCATGGGGTGATTCCCTCCGGCGGCCCCAACCAGAATGAGAGCGTGCGGCGTGATAGCGCCGAGAGAGGCCGTTACTATCGAACGCGCTAGTTTTAGGGACGGACACAATTTATAGGGAGCCGGGTGGGGAATCCGGCCATGCTCTCAGAAAATCCATTATAACGGACTTTGATTCGGGATAACGCGATGGCTCTCTTTCAGGATTCGGGGCAGACTCCAGAGCGGCGTGATGAGGAAGCCACGGAGATCACGCGGAAGTTACGCGATTGGCTGGCCGATGATCCACAAGGGATTGAATTGTTCGATGCTAGGTCCAGCGTGTTCCTGACTGACATGCTGAGCAGGCTTCAGAGATTTAGGTCGCTGAAGTACGTGAATCCCAAGATGCTTTATTGGCTGCGGGACCTCAAAGCAAAGGCGGAAATATGATGGAAATATGTGAAGATGGGCACGAGCAAATCGTTTGGATGAGAACGCGCAGAATCGATGATTGTCCGGTCTGTGAAGTCAAAAAAGAGCTAGCAGAAGCCAACGAGAAAATCGCAGAGCTTGAAAAACAGATTGAGGATTTGGAGGCGCAATGACGCGCCAACAAGAGGCAAGAAAATTAACCGATGATGCGAAGAAGCTCGTGCTTCAGATGGGCCGGACTCATCTCGCGCTGGGCAAGATATTCTCGCGGGTGAGGGATGGTAAGTTCTACAAGGAAGCCGGGTACGAGAGCTTCGCTGACTGGGCTCAGGCGGTGGCGGACATCGGCCGATCCTGGGCCTACACGCTGGCTGATCTTTACACGGAGGTCGAGGCAACGGTGCCAGCGGAGGCCATCCCGACGATCACGGTCGAGAACGCGAAGCTATTGGTGAAGCTGCCTGAGAACAAGCGCTCTGACCCAACTACTCTGGCGGCTGCCCAGGAGATGACCGGCTCGGAGTTTCACGACTACGTGGACAAGGCGCATCCGGGTCTCCACATCGAGAAGCGCCATCATGAAACATATTGGCTGTCAGATGAGGATTACAAGATCGTGGAGATGGCGATCAAGCTGGCGATGGCGCGGTACGGGATGGCGACGAAGAGCGAGGCGCTGGCGAAAATCTGCGAGGACTTCCTGAACTCCGAAGGCGAAGAAGTTCCCGACAAGCAGGCTGATTCGCCTCTCATGCGGGACATAGTGGCAGCCACGGAAAGGGCGCAATGAATGATGGATATTGTGAAGCGCATTTAGTTAGAACGGGCGAGAAGATTCCTGTTTATAGGGTTAGCCTTTGCCGTGCGTGTTTTCAGGGCAAGGAATTAAAGACGGGTCAGGCAGAGTTTACATCGGACGCTGGCAGCCAAGATCAAGAGCAACCAAACATTGCAACGTTAGAGCCGGTCGCAGATATACACGGAGACTCTAATGTCTGCTACGTGGTCAGTGAGAAAAATGTAACTTGGCCTCCTAAAATAGAGACAGTTTTGAGATACCATAACTACGCTACATATTTGGAGCTGCCACCTAAAGCGAAAAGAATATGAAACGATCAAGCATCCTCCGGCGCACTCCCATGAAGCGGACGGTTTTCAGGCAACGGCCTCGAAGGGGCAGGGTAATGAAGTCAGGCCGGGTGATCCTGTCGCGTGCTCAGTACGTGGTTCTCTGCCACGAGGTGTGGCTGAGAGATCACGGGGAGTGTCAGGTCAGGCATGAAGGATGCTGGGGGAAGCTGCCGTATTTCTCGACGCGCTGGGTAGACCACATCATCAAGAGAAGTCAGGGCGGGAGCGACACACTTGAAAACACAAGACTGAGTTGCCCACCATGCCACGATTGGGCTGACAATCGAGGGGGCAAGCTGTCGGCAAAGCAGAAGGCTAGATCATGACCGAAAGTTATCAAGATTTCATAGAGCGAAAGTCTCAGCTTCAAGGGATGGACGGCCTGAAAGCTAAATGGATTCCCAGCGTGATGTTCGACTTTCAGGCCTTCTTGACGGAGTGGGCTTTGTTGAGGGCTCGTGCCGCGATCTTTCTGGACTGCGGACTGGGAAAGACTTTGATAGAGTTCGTGTGGGCTCAGAACGTGGCAGAAGAAACCAACAAGCCGGTCTTGATTTCATGCCCCTTAGCCGTCAGCTACCAGATGCTCAAGGAAGCGAACAAGTTCGGAATAGAGCTGCATCGCTCGTCGGATGGGAAGGCGCATAAACCGATCACGGTCACGAACTATCAACGACTCCATCTTTTCAACGAGGCTGATTTCTCAGGCATGGTCTGTGATGAATCTGGAATTTTGAAAGGATATGATTCAGCTACTCGGAAGATCATCACGAACTTCATGCGCAAGATGAAGTACCGCTTACTGGCGACAGCGACTCCGGCTCCCAACGATTACATCGAACTCGGCAACTCGTCGGAAGCTCTCGGCTATCTTGGTTCACCGGAGATGCTGGTTCGGTTCTTCAAGAACGAGCAGAACAATTCTGATCAAAAGAGCAAATGGGCTGGAAAGGGCGGTGGGACTCCGAAGTGGAGATTCAAGGGCCACGCGGAGGAGCATTTCTGGCGTTGGGTATGTTCTTGGGCACGGGCTGGACGAAAGCCATCTGATGTTGGTCAGTTCTCGGACGAGAGATTCATTCTGCCCGGCCTGATTCAACGCGACTGGGTGATAGAGCCTCGCTCGCTCCCGGAAGGGAA